ATGACGACCCTGACAACAATTTGTCTTCAATCTTAACTTTGTTGGGTACTGGCGCAGGAGCATTGTTTGGAGGTCCGCTAGGAGCCGCACTAGGAGGAATGGCAGGCGGTGCGGTCGGAAGCATGATTGGTGGACGGCAGTTTGGTGGTTCCATGCAAGGCGGAGTTCCACACTTGGTAGGTGAAGGGGGACCGGAGATAGTCACAACAGGCAGTAATTCGACTGTGACATCAAACACATCACTTAAGGACACTTTTGACACAGAAGCGTTAGAAACTAAAATGACATCCATGGTAAACGAATTAAATGCCGCAAACAAAACGCTTACTTCCATGGTAAACGGCGTAAATACGCTTGTAGCGGTTGAATCAAGAGCCTTAAAAGCAGTGGAGACCTCGGCAAGAAAAGATAGGAATCAAGTGGGTATAGTTTAAGGTTGCAGATTCGACAGAAAGATTGTAATATAAAGTATGGCTTGGAAAAAGTATTTTAAAGACGCAAACTTATCGCCGATATCGGGCGAAAAAGTTCCAAATTTCGCAAAGAGAAATTATAGTTCCTATCTACCAGATGTTTATACAGGACATCCGAACAGGATACAGAGATATTTTCAATATGACCAAATGGATTCTGATTCTGAGATCAATGCGGCGCTTGACATACTAGCAGAATTTTCAACACAAAAGAACCAGGAGAACGAAACACCTTTTGACATTGTGTTCAAAGACGAGACAACAGAACATGAAGTGAAACTCTTGAAGAAAGCACTGCAACAATGGACCAAATCCAATCAACTCACAAAAAGAATTTTTAGAATATTCAGGAACGCATTAAAATACGGTGATTGTTTCTTTGTCAGAGATCCTGAGACTTACAAATGGTTGTTTATCGACAACGCAAAAGTAGACAGAGTGATTGTCAACGAATCAGAAGGCAAGAAACCTGAACAATATGTTGTCAGAGATATAAATCCAAACCTACAAAGATTGAGTGCTACACAGATCACACCAAACCAAACATACGGTGGTGGCGGAACTACAGGTGGTGGCACAGCGGCGTACGGATCAAGTTACGCAAACGCAGGTGCAACAAACAACATGACCGGATTTGCACAGGCACAGGGCGGAAGATTTTATAGAACAATGAACGCATACAATATCAATGCCGAACATGTTGTACATTTGAGTATGAGTGACGGAATGGATAACCTATTTCCGTTTGGTCAGTCAGTCTTAGAACAAGTTTTCAAAGTTTACAAGCAGAAAGAATTGCTAGAAGATGCAATTATTATATACAGGGTACAGAGAGCACCCGAAAGAAGAGTGTTCTACATCGATGTAGGTAACATGCCAACTCACTTGGCCATGCAATTTGTAGAAAGGGTCAAGAACGAAATCAACCAGAGAAGAATTCCAAGCACATCTGGAGGAGTCAATTTCATAGATGCAACATACAATCCAATGAGTATCAACGAAGACTACTTCTTTCCGCAAACAGCTGAAGGAAGAGGTTCTAAAGTGGACACATTGCCGGGCGGAACAAATTTAGGTGAGATAGATGACCTCAAATTCTTTACAAACAAATTGTTTAGGGGTCTAAGAATACCAAGTTCTTATTTGCCAACTGGCCCAGATGACTCACAACAACAATACAATGATGGTAGAGTAGGCACTGCGTACATACAAGAACTAAGATTCAACAAATATTGTGCAAGGCTACAAAGCATGTTGAATCCAACATTTGATGAAGAATTCAAACTTTGGATCAAATCCAAAGGATACAACATTGACAACGGAATGTTTGAACTTAAATTGAATCCACCACAAAACTTTGCCCAATACAGGCAAACTGAGATGGATCAACAACGTATTCAGTCATTTACTCAGGTAGCAGAACTGCCATACATGAGCAAAAGATTTGCATTGAAACGTTTCCTAGGATTGACCGAAGAAGAAATGGCTAGAAATTCTGATCTCTGGGCAGAAGAAAACAACGTTCCTCAGAGCAAAAAAACAAAAGTCAATCAATTGCGTTCAGCAGGAGTTACACAGGCCGGTATTACAAGTGATTTAGATCAATTTGCCGAGCCAACAGCATCTCCTGAAGCACCAGCTCCAGAGGCAGGTGGCACAGGCACACCGGGTCAAACACCAGGAGGTGGTGGAACTGTACCAGGCGGAACCGGGGGCGGAGGACAGGTCTAAGGTTAAATACGGTTATGAAACTAATGGAATTCTTTACATACAGTCAAGACGGCTTTGAGCAGGACAAAAACTACGAGCCTTACAACGATATATCTGTATTAGACAAGGATGACACTAGAAAAACACGCCTCACACTAAAAGACATCAACGAAATGAGATTGGCCTCAGAAGCACACGAGGACCAACAAAAGGAAGAAGCAAAATTTGTCCAAAAAATGTATGGACAACCCGCAACTGACGATAATTTACAGTTATAATGTCAGCAACAGCATTCGTACTAGGTAACGGTGAATCACGTAGAGGGATAAAAATAGCCGAGATGCAGAAGCACGGTAAGGTTTATGCCTGCAATGGAGTCTATAGAACTGAGACGCCAGACTACCTAATTGCTGTAGATCCAAAAATGATACTGGAAATCGCTGAAGGTGACTACATGACCAAACATTCTGTATGGTCGAATTTTAATGCACAATACAATAAAAACGACAAGATATTGAATCATGTGCAATGGTTTAAGCCTAGCCTAGGCTGGTCAAGTGGACCCACAGCACTTAGAATGGCTTTGGACCACGGACACACCGAGGTTTACATACTAGGTTTTGATTATCAAGGACATACTGTTAAAGATAAAGGCAATAGATTCAAATTCAACAACATTTTCAAGGACAGCCGAAACTATAAAAGGTCCAGAGACGATGCAACATTCTATGGAAACTGGATGAATCAAACAAAACGCTGTCTGTCCGACTTCAAAAACGTCAAATTTTATCGTGTGATACCTAAAGGATGGTTTCAACCCAAGGATTTAGACTGGAATCAAAACCTCACGCACATATCTATCGATGATTTCATACAAAAATTCGATATAAAAGTAGACAAATAAAAAAAGACACCTTTTTGCACCATTAATACCACCGTTTTTGCCGTTTTATCGTAAATATAAACACTTATAAGTACAAATCGAACGTTTTAAAAGGAGCACGTGTAATGACAAATAAGTTTGAACAATTACTAGAACTTTTAATCAACGAAGAACAAGACAAAGCGGAAGCATTATTCCACGAGATCGTTGTAGAAAAGTCTAGAGACATCTATGAAAATCTTGCAGATTCGGAAACAACAACTGAAGCAATGCATGATAAAAAAGATAAAAAAGACATGAAAGAAGATGAAGTTTCAGAAGAAGCTACTACTGAAGCGATGAAAGACAAGAAAGACAAAGACATGAAAGAAGCGTCGGACGAGTCAGAATCAGCAGATGAGCAAGTCGAAGAAACTTCAGACGAAGCTAAAGACGAACAAGTTGACGAAGTTGTTGAATTAGAAGACGAAGCAACAGAATCAGAGCAATCAGAAAAATCAGACGAAGAGTCTATCGAAGAAGTTGGCGGCGACGCAACTGATGAATTAGTAAAAGACATCAGTGCAGACGAAGAAGGCGCTAAAGAGATGGACATGGACGGTGATAAAGCCGCTGATGACATGGGTAAAGACATGGACATGGACGGTGATAAAGATGGCGAAGACATGGAAGACAGAGTTGTTGACTTGGAAGATGCTTTAGACGAACTAAAAGCAGAATTTGAAGCAATGATGGGCAAAAAAGACGACAAAGAAGAAAAAGAAGACGAGTCGTTAGAAGTTGCACCAGAGTTAACTCCAGAAATGCCAGTTGAAGGTAAAATGTCTGACAAGAAAGACATGAAAAAAGAGGCAATGCACAAAGATAAGAAAAAAATGGATGAATACAAAATCCAAAAAAGTGCAGATAACTCAGACCATGCAGACTCAAAAGGTTCACCAGTAAACTCTAAAGTAAAGAGTGCAGGCGGTTCAACACATAATATCGCTAAAGGTGGAGCAGATGAGAAAGGTCGACCGGCACCAACTGCTCA